TGCGCGAGCGCTTCTGGCTGTATGCCGATGGCAAGTACTCATCGACGCGCGAGATCAGGATTTACCCGGACGCCTCTGGTGATGGCCGCCGCTCGGTGAACGCCAGCACCACTGACCTGGCGTTACTCAAGCAGGCCGGCTTTCAGGTCATCGCGCCGGCCGCCAACCCGCCGGTGAAGGACCGCATCAACGCCATGAACGCCATGTTCTGCAACGCGGAGCAGGCGCGGCGGTACCGGGTCAATGCTGATCGCTGCCCAACCTACGCGGACAACCTCGAGCAGCAGATCTGGGACAAGAACGGCGAGCCGGACAAGAAGCAAGGCAACGACCACAGCAACGACGCCGGGGGCTACTTCATCCACAAGGAATACCCGATCGTGAAGCCGATCGTCTCCACCAAACTGGGATTTGCTCGATGAACGACGTCTCCTACAAGCGGCCCGAGTACATCGAGGCCCTGGATCGCTGGAAGATGGTGCAGGACGTCTGCGCCGGCCAGCACCGTGTCGTCGATCGGCTGCCTGAGATCAACGCGCATGACACCAGCGACGAGAACAAGGCGCGGAACAAGGCGTACCGCGAGCGCGCCGTGTACAAGAACGCCACCGGGCACACGCGTAACGGCCTGATCGGCCTGTCGTTCCACAAAGACCCAACGCTGAAGGTGCCAAAAAAGCTGGAGTATCTGCAGGACAACGCCAACGGCGCCGGCATCAGCATCTACCAGCAGTCCCAGGCCTCGCTCGAGCGGATTCTGGAGACCGGGCGTCACGGGCTGTATGTGGACTACCACAGCGACGATGGCGCCGGCGGGCACGCGGTGATCCTCACCTACACGGCCGAGGACATCATCAACTGGCGAACCGGCATGGTGAACGGCCACCTGGTGCTGACGATGATCGTACTGCGCGAGGGGAAGGAGGAGAAGGACGGCTTCGGGGTGAAGATCACGGAGCAGTTCCGCGAACTTGCTTTGGAAGCTGACGGCTTCGTCTGCCGCGTCTGGCAGCGCAAGGGGCCGCGCGGTGGTGGCCCGCTCGAGGTGGTCGAAGAGCACGAGCCAATGACGCCGTCCGGCCGGATGAAGGAGATTCCGTTCACCTTCATAGGCGCGCAGAACAACGACCCTAGCGTCGACGAGTCGCCTCTGTACGACATCGCGGTGATCAACCTGGGTCATTACCGCAACAGTGCCGACTATGAGGACAGCGTCTTCTGGTGCGGGCAGGCGCAGCCCTGGATCAGTGGCGTCGACGAGCAGTGGCTCAAGATGGCCAGGGACGAGGGCGTCTATGTCGGGTCGCGGTCGCCTATCCCGGTGCCCAGCGGTGGCCAGTTCGGTTTCGCTCAGCCGCAGGCCAACACCCTGGTGAAGGAGGCGATGGCCGACAAGAACCAGATGATGATCGAGCTAGGTGCCCGCATGGTCATGGCCTCGATCGCTGCCAAGACGGCGACCGAAAGCCGAGGCGACCAGTCGGCCGCTACCTCGGTGCTCGCCATCTGCGTGGCGAACATCAGTGAGGCCTACACCCGAGCGCTGATGTGGTGTGCTCTGTACATGGGCGTGAGCGAAAACGTCGCCTACCAGGTGAATCAGGAGTTCGTGGAGCTCGCGGCCGATCCGCAGATGATCGCGGCGCTGGTGCAGCTCTGGCAGCAGGGCGGCTTCGCGAAGGTCGACCTTCGTGCCTACTTGCGTCGCATGGGGCTCATTGCGCCGGAGCGAACCGATCAGCAGATCGACAACGAACTGGCCGAGCAGCCGGATGGCTTGGGTCTCGACGACTTGGAGAGCGGCAATGGCGGTCAACCAGGCGCTGTTTGACGCCACCATTCGGCATGCGGTGTTTCTGGAGCAACTGAAAGCGGGCGAGGCGGCCAAGTTCGGTCCCTTCCTGAAGGAGATCGACCGGACGATCCGTAATCAGCTCACCCAGGCCGACCTGACCGACTACAACCAGCGGCGCCTGCAGCGGCTGCTGGACGAGGTGGACAGCCTGCTGCTGGCCATCTTCCAGCGCTACTCCGACCAGCTGATGCTCGACCTGATCGACATCGCCATGTACGAGGCGCAGTTCGAGGCATCGTCGCTGACCCGGGCGGCGCCGGTGGGCATCACCTTCGACGCGGCGGTATCAGGTGTCGCAGCGGTGCGCGCGGCGGTGCTGAGCAGTCCGCTCAGCGTGCGCGGTACGGATGGCGGCAAGCTGCTGAAGGCGTTCATCAAGGGATGGACCAACGCAGAGCGGGAGCGCATCGCCGGCGCCATTCGCCAGGGCTTCTTTGAAGGCCAGACGAACTTTCAGGTGATCCGCAACATTCGCGGGACTGCTGCTGGCGGGTACCGGGACGGCATCCTGGCCACCACCAACCGCAACGCCGCCACCGTGACGCGAACTGCCATCCAGCACGTGGCCGCCCAGGCCCGCATGGAGACCATCAAGGCCAATCCCGACGTGGTGCGGGAGGTGGAAATGGTCGCCACCCTCGACAGCAAGACCTCGCAGATCTGCAGGTCGATGGACAAGCGCCGCTTCCCGGTCAACTCCGGGCCGCGGCCACCGTTTCACCCGAACTGCCGCACCACCTTCGTGCCGGTGACGGACTGGAGCGAGATGTTCAGCGAGGGCGCCACCCGGGCTGCGATCGGTGACAACGGTGCCGGCCAGGTCGACGCCAGCCTGAGCTATTACAGCTGGCTCAAGCTTCAGCCGGCTGCATTCCAGGATCAGGCGCTGGGGCCTACACGCGGAAAGTTGTTCCGTGAGGGCGGGCTGACGCTCGAGCGCTTCAGCGAACTGCAGCTCGACCGCAACTTTCGGCCGCTGACGCTGGAGCAGATGAAGGTGCTGGAGCCGCTGGCGTTCGAGAGAGCAGAAATCTAGTCGTTCGTGGTATATCGCGTAGTAGGCCCACCACACGAAGACGATCTTATGAGTAACCAGGAAAATCCTGATTTCATTTTGCCGAGCGCGTTCCTCGATAAGGCCCCCCTCCCTGAACTCAGTGAAATAGCCTCGCGCAGTGGCGAGTACGCGGTCTACAACAAGGTCTGGGTCCATGGCGGAGAGTGCTATCTGCTCTCCGACGAAGAGTACGAAGCCTTCCTGCGACTGAAGGTGCCTGTGATCAATCACAAGCATGCGACCTGTCATACGCGCAGAACGCAATAGACAGTGAACAAATATCAACCCGCTTCGGCGGGTTTTTTTATGCCCGCAAGGCGGGTCAACAAGCCCAAGGGGTGAGCAACGTGGACGAAGACCAAATCGACCTGGAAAACCCGGCCGTCAAGGACGCCATCGCAGCAGCAGTCAGCGAGGCCACCAACGGCCTGAAGAGCAAGAACAGCGAGCTGCTCGGCAAGCTGAAGGACACCAGCGGCAAGCTGCAGCAGTTCGAGTCGCAGTTCGAAGGCATCGATATCGACGCTGTGAAAGGACTGCTGAGCAAGGCTGGCCAGGACGAAGAAACCAAGTTGCTCACCGAGGGCAAGGTTGATGAGGTGTTCAACCGTCGCACCGAGCGCCTGCGCGGCGATTACGACAAACAACTCGGTGCGCTGGCCAAGCGCGCCGAGAAGGCTGAGGCGTTCGCTGCGAAGTTCCAGGGCAAGGTCCTGGGCGATGCGGTGCGCGGCGCAGCCCTGAAGGCCGGCGCACTGCCGGAGGCAACCGACGACATCATCCTGCGCGCGAAGGGCGTTTTCTCCCTGAGCGAAGAGGGTGAGGCCGTAGCTGTAGACGAGGATGGCCAGGTCATCCTCGGCAAGGATGGCAAGACTCCACTCACGCCCATGGAATGGGCTGAATCTCTGCGCGAAAGCGCACCTCACCTGTGGCCAAGGGCTTCGGGTACACACGCCCCGGGCGGGGGCGGCGGCCAGGCTGCACTCAAGCGCTCCGAAATGAATGCCGCACAGAAGCGCGACTACCAGCGCAAGCACGGCCAAACCGCATACCTGCAATTGCCCAAGTGAGGTAACCCATGGCAACTACCGTCAACAGCGACCTGATCATCTACAACGATGAGGCGCAGACCGCCTACCTGGAGCGTGTCCAGGACAATCTGGATGTGTTCAACGCATCCTCGAACGGCGCCATCGTGCTCGACAACGAGCTGATCGAAGGCGACTTCCGCAAGCGTGCCTTCTACAAGCTGAACGGCTCGCTGGAACACCGCGACGTCAACTCCGAAGCCAAGGTAACCGGCAAGAAAATCGCCGCCGGTGAGGCTGTCGGCGTCAAGGCACCCTGGAAATACGGCCCGTACCAGACCACCGAAGAAGCGTTCAAACGCCGGGGTCGCCCGGTCGATGAGTTCTCCCAGATCATCGGCCAAGACGTCGCCGACGCCACCCTGGAAGGCTTCATCCAGTACGCCACCGCATCGCTGCGGGCCTCGATCGGCTCGAACACCAACATGGTGGTCGACGCGAACATCGCCACCGACGGCAAGCGCACTCTGACCCGCGGCATGCGCAAGTTCGGCGACAAGTTCGGCCGCATCGCCCTGTGGGTCATGCACTCCAGCGCCTATTTCGACATTGTCGATGAGGCGATCACCAACAAGATCTACGAAGAAGCGGGCGTGGTGATCTACGGCGGCCTGCCGGGCACCCTCGGCAAACCGGTGCTGGTCACTGACACCGCGCCGGCTGATGTGATCTTCGGTCTGGTCTCCAACGCCGTGGTAATCACCGAGTCGCAGGCGCCGGGCTTCCGTTCCTACGACATCAACGACGAAGAGAACCTCGCGATCGGCTACCGCGCCGAGGGCGTGGTGAACATCGACGTGCTCGGTTACAGCTGGAACGAAACCGCTGGCGGCGCTAACCCGACCCTAGCCGCCGTGGGCTCTGCCGCCAACTGGAAGAAGCACGCGAACAGCGACAAGGTCACTGCCGGCGTGATGATCAACCTGGTGGACGCTCCGGCCAACGGCGGCTGATCGCTGTAGTCACCACCCAATCATCTGTGCGGCCTGGCTTTGCTGGGCCGCGTTGGAGAGCAACATGGAACTGATTTACACCAAACAGCGCACGGGCTTCGAACCGGGCAAGTTCTATCGTCACCCCGATCTGTTCCGTGCCGTTGAGCGCGGCGTGACCAAGGCGGTGGTGGTTGGCGACCATCCGGCCATCGTCGACGCTTACAAGGCCGCCAATGTCGACGTCGAGGTGCTGAGCGGCAATACTGCCGAGTCCCAGCCTGAAACCGACCCTGCCAAGATGAAGAAGGAAGATCTGCAGGCCTGGCTGACCGCCAAAGGCATCCAGTACGACCCGGCAGCCAAAGTGCCGGAACTGAAAGCGCTTATCCCACCAGCGAGCTGAAATCATGGCCTTGATCACCGAGGACGGCACCGGCAAGCCTGACGCCGAGAGCTACGCCACTGCGGCAGAGCTGGCCAGCTATGCGGTCAAGTATGGCGCGACCATCCCCGCCGATGAGGCTTTGCAGGAAGCGCTGCTGCGCCGCGCCGCCCTGGCGATGCAGGCCATGACCTGGAAGGGCAAAAAGACCAGCAGCGAGCAGGCCCTGGCCTGGCCGCGGCGTGGTGTGCACCTGGATGGCGAGAACAAGCCATCCAACTATTTACCGGCGCGGATCCAGTACGGGCAGATGGCCCTGGCTGTAGAGATTCACGCCGACGATATCGATCCGCCCGGGCAGCGCAAGGGCGCGATCGTGCGGGAGAAGATCGAGGGGGCGGTCGAGCGGCAGTATGCCGAGATCCCCAACAGCAGCCAGCGGCTGCTGCCTGCGGCGCCGGATCGGCCGAGCGCTACACAGTTCGCGGACTATCTCTTTAAGCGTGGACTGTTTGCCATCAGGTCATAAAAGGATACTGGCCATGATATAAAAATATCTTGCTTGGTACTTATGCGAGGTGTTTAATCGCCATCAGGTAACCAACTGCAAGGAAATGCTCATGCTCCCAAATCCCAAAAGCTCCAATTTTCGTTCGGCTCTGCGCAATGCTCGTAAGGAAGCTGGTCTTACTCTTTCTGAGTTGGCTGAACACGCCGGAATATCGAAGGTCATGCCAGGGCGCTATGAGCGTGGAGAGTCACAACCGACCATGGGGACCTGGCAGGAACTGAATAAGGTTCTCTTTGGTGTTGATGATGATGAGGTGGAAGCCGAGGCGAAAAAGCAAGAGGTTGGTGAGACGCTTGCCGAATCGACCCTTGAGCAGATCCTTGAGGAATTGAAAAGCAGGGGATTCAGTACGGTAACCCTCGCTTATAGCTAAGCCATGCCCCGCCAAGTGCGGGGCTTTTCATTACTGGAGCCGTCATGGCCTTCTACGACGAGATGGCCGCGATGGCCCTGCAAATGATCACCGAGTACGGCCAGACCGTTACGCTGCGCAACTTTCAGCGGGGCGACTACGACCCCGAGGCGAGCGCACCCGTACCGCCGGTCGTCGTGGAGCAGGAAGCACAGGGGCTGCTGCTTGAGTACTCGGGCCGCGAGTTCGAGGCATCATCCCTGATCCTGACGGGCGACAAGAAGCTGAATATCCCCGCGCAGGGTCTGGCCTGGGTGCCTGGCCTTGGCTCGAAGGTCGTGATCCAGGGCTTCGAGTGGGCCATCGTGCCGCCCATCAAAGAGATCAACCCGGCCGGTACGCCAATCCTGTACGAACTGCAGGTGCGGCGATGAGCCGCCGGGGCAGCTTCGCGTTAGACGTGCGGGCGTTCGCGGAGCAGGCGCAGGCAGCGCTCAATACGACAGTTCGGGAAATCATCATCGAGCTGGGCAGCAGCGTTATCCGCATGTCGCCGGTCGGCAACCCGGAGATCTGGGCCGCCAACGTGGCTTTTCAAGGTAAGGCCCGTGCAGCGGCGGACGATTACGACTTCAAGGTGGCCGTGCGCAACACGCTGACCAACCTGACCGAGTCGAATTTCAACAGGAACGGCAAGCTCAAGCGCGGCGTGAAGTTGGCAAAGCCGCTGACCAAGGCGGAGCGCGAACAGAACTTCAACGTCAACGGCTTGGTGTCGGGTCGCGAATACGTCGGCGGGCGCTTCCGCGGTAATTGGCAGTTCTCGATCGAGACGCCAGCCCAGGGCACGCTCGACCAGCCTGACCCGGCCGGCAATGTCACTCTGGCCAAGCTGAAGCTGCAGGTGGAGCAGATGACCGCGGGGCAGGTCGCGTTCATCGTGAACAACCTGCCGTATGCCATCCCGCTGGAGTATGGGCACAGCACCCAGGCGCCAAACGGCATGGTGAGGATCACAGTCGAGCGCTTCCAGCAGATCGTCGACGCGGCAGCAAGGAACAACCAGGTATGAGCCACCAGATCATCCAGCAGCTTTTTGAGAAGGGCCTGCAGCAGTTGGCGCAGGGGCAGGGCCTGGCCATCGCCTATCCCAACGTTCAGTTCGAGCCGCAGGGCACCACCTATCTGCGCTGTTTCACGCTGCCGGCGGACACCGCCAGTAATGACCTGGCGGGTGATCACGAACTCCTCACCGGCGTGTTCCAGGTGAGTGTCGTCATGCAGGCCGGGGCAGGTACAAACGAGGCGGGTCGTATCTGCGAGGGCTTGAAGGGGTATTTTCCCATTTACAGCTATCTCCAGCGCGATGCCTTCAAGGTTCAGGTCATGAGCAAGCCCCAGCGCGGGCCGCTGATCCAGGGCGACGGAGAGGCGACAGTGCCGATCAGCATCAGCTACCGCGCCGACACCTTCTGAATTGCCCGCTTGGGCACCCACTGAACCCGCCTTGAGCGGGTTCTTTCATTTCTGCATGAGGAAAACCCAATGGCAGCGAAACTTCCCAACGGCGCAATCATGAGCATCGCATCCGGCTACGCGCTGGCGATCGCTGTGACCACCATCAGCAACGCGGCGGTGGCAGTGGCCAGCGCCCAGGGCCACGGCCTGCAGGAAGGTCAGATCGTCAAACTCGTATCTGGCTGGAGTGCCATCAACGGCCGTGCCGCCAAAGTAGGCGAGGTGACCGCCGATACCTTCCAGCTGCTTGGCTTCGACACCACTGACGAGCAGCGCTTTCCTGCTGGCGGTGGCGCAGGCGCGGTGCGTCAAGTCACTGGTTGGCAGCAGATTCAGCAGGTGATGAACCCCAGCACCTCTGGCGGTGAGCAGCAGTTCACCCAGTACCAATTCCTCGAGGACGATGACCAGCGTCAGCTCCCGACGGTGCGCAGCGCGCAGAGCATCGCGATTCCGATCGCCGATGACGTCGACCTTCCTCACTGGGCCGTCATCGAGGCAGCTGACCGTCGCCGCGAGCTGGAAGTGTGCCGCCTGGTGCTGCGCGACCGCAGCGAGATCTACTACAACGGCTACATCTCGGTCAGCGACACCCCGACCCTGCAAGTAAACGAGGTGATGGCGCGCACCATGACCATCGCTCTGGACGGCCGCCCTACCCGTTACAAGGCGGCTGCGTAAGCCATGGCCAAGAAGTTCTCCATCAGCCAAGCGCCGGCGTTTACCGGCGCTGTACCCATTCCGCGCATTGGCGGTGATGCCGTCAATGTCCCATTCACGTTTCGCTATCTGGATCGCGAGGCGCTGGCCCAGCTTTACAGCGAATGGGGCGAGCAGCAGCGCGAACTGGCCGCTCGCGCTGATCAGCTGAGCCTGCCCGAATTCACCTCAGCTCAGATCGACCTGCAGGTCGGCCAGATCAAGCGGGTGGTCGAGGCCTGGGGCTTCGACGAGCCTTTCGACGACGTGCACATTCGCGCGCTGGTCGCGTCCGCCCGCACTGTGCCAGAAGCGATCCTCGCCGTGTACGCACGCGCCTACGAAGAGGCGCGCCTGGGAAACTGAGGAACGCCGCGGCCAGCCTTTACGCCTGCCACGATCACTCCGAGGAGCATCTGGCGCAGTTCGGTCTGTCGCCAGATGACTTCGACGAAGAGGACGAAGAGGTCGAGGTCTGGCCGTGCTCCTGGCCCGCGTTCCGGGTGTTTGAAGCACTCAGCACACAGTGGCGGGTAGGTGTCAGGGGCGCCACTGGCCTGGATTACACCGCGCTCCCGGTTACCGCTCGCATGCTCGGCATCACGGCGAGCAGCGTGTTCGATGACATCCGCGTGATGGAAGCCGCGGCGCTCAAGCAGATATCTCAATCAGGACAAAGCCAATGACCACGTTCGCTCAGCTGGGTATTCAGGTCGACTCCAGCCCGGCCGCGAAGGCAGCAGATGACCTCGATCGCCTGGTCGATTCCGCGGAAGGCGCAGAGCAGGCTATCGACAACCTCTCCGATGCCAATAAAGGCCTGGAGCAGTCGAGCAAGGGCGTGTCGAATGCAGAGTCGGCCGCTGCCGCGACTGCTGAAAAATCGGCAGCTGCCCGTGAGCGCCAAGCGTCTGCATCCCGGAAGGTCACCGAGAGCGCGGCCAGCGAAATCGCCGTGATCAGCCGTATGGAGAAGGCCTTCGAAGGCAACCTCTCCAGCATCGAGCAGATCATCCAGGCCGAAGGTCTGCTGGAGCAGGCGCGAAAGGCTGGCTTGGTTACGGCCGAAGACCAGGTGAAGTATCAAGACCGGCTTGGGGCTGGCTACGACAGGTTGCAGAAGGCCGAAGCGAAGGAGGCCGCCGAGAAGGAACGTGCGGTCACGGCGCAGAACCGTCAGATCGAAGCGCTCAAACGCACGGTCAACAGCATCGACCCGGTGACGGCCAAGCTGGCGCGGCTGGAGGCGCAGGAGAAAGCGCTGAATGATGCCCTGGCCCGGGGCGTCATCACCAATGATCAGTACGCCTCGTCCATGGCCAAGATTGGCGCCGGCCGTGCCGAAGTCCAGAAGACTGGCGGTGCTATCAGCCAGCTCGGCCTGAACAGCCGGCAGGCGCGCGAGGACGTGCTGCAGCTGGGCAATGCTGTAGCGTCCGGCAACTGGGGCACTGCAGCGAACAACATCGCCCAGATCGCCTCTGGCGCGCGCGAAGGTTCGGCAGGTCTGCTGGCTGTCGCGTTGCCTATCGGCATCGTTGCAGGTGCCGTCGGCGCGCTTGGCGCTGCGTACTACCAGGGCGACAAGGAACAGCGCGAGTTCAACAAGAGCCTAGTGCTGACCGGCAACTATGCTGGCATCAGCGCTTCAGGCCTTTCCGACATGGCCCGCCAGGTGAGCAGCACCGTCGGCACCACCGGCGCCGCCGCCAGTGTGCTGGCAAGCATGGCCGCCGGCGGCAAGATCGCCGGAGACAGCTTCATTGAGGTCGCGGAAGCTGCGCTGAGCATGGAGCAGGCCACCGGCACCGCGGTCGAGAAGACCGTCGCGGAATTCGCCAAGCTTGCTGACGATCCCGTGCGCGCCTCGAAGGAGCTGAACGAGCAGTACAACTACCTCACAGCGTCGGTCCACTCACAGATCGTTGCGCTGGAGAAGCAGGGCGATCACGTGGGAGCGGTAAAGCTTGCCACCGACACCTATGCCGATACCGTCAAATCAAGGGCGGCGGAGATCACCCAGGACCTGGGCTTGATCGAGCGCGCCTGGCTGAGCGTGCGTAACGTCGCCGCTGGGGCCTGGGATAGCGCCAAGGACGTGGGCCGCTTCGATATCGATGATCAGATCGCTGACGTTGAGCGCCGGCTAGCGCAGGTCGACCAGGGTGGGTTCGGGCTCCTCAACGATGCCGATGCTAGCCGGACGCGCTTGCTCGAACAGTTGGACATGCTCAAGGAGCAGCGCAAGGCCAAGGCTGACATCGCTGCTTATGACAGCGAGCAGGCGGTTATCCAGCGAGAGGCTATAGACGCAATCGCCAAGGTCGACGCCTTGACCAAATCGAGCTGGACTAACGAGCAGAAGCGCACCGAGGCGGTAAAGGAGTACCGCAAGCAACTCGAGGACATCAGGAAGGCGAACCCCAACGATGCCCGTTTGGATCAGTCCGCGGTAGATCGCAACATCCGCAACATCAACAGCCGTTTCAAGGACACCGGTACCGGGTCTGCGCCGGACACGCGTGCGGCCAATGAGGTGAAAAACCAGCTGTCACAGGTGGTCGGCTACTACCGCAACGCCCAGAAGGAACTGGAGGCCTCGCAGCGAGCTGGTGTCATTTCGCAGGAGAGCTACGCCGAGCAGCGCATGGCGATCATCAATCAGGAGCGCGATGAAGTTGTGGCGGCCTATGGCCGTGAGATCGCAGCGCTGGAAGAGGCGCGGAGCAAGCAGGGCGTCACCGCTGCACAGCGGATTCAGCTCGATCAACGAGTGGCCACCGCTCGCAGCAACATGGTGAAAGCTCAGCAGGACGCCGAGTCGCAACTGAACCAGATCTCGCTCAGCGAGCAGGGCCGCCTGGCGCGCCAGGAACAGGCCGTGCTGCGGTACACGCTCGCGCTGCAGGCACAGGTCGATGCGCTACGGCAGCAGGGTGAGCGTGCTGCCGCCGGCGTCGGCATGGGCTCGCGAGACCGTGCCCAGTTCGAGCAGCTGAACGCGTTGCAGGACCGCTACAACCAGCAGCTAATGGAGCTGGACAATCAGCGGGCTGACCCGTCGCGGCAAATGTCCGAGCAGGAATACCAGCGACGCCTGGCTGCGCTGAAAGCCTCGCACAGCGATATGCGCGATACCGTGGTCGCCAACTATGACGCGATTTCCGCGGCCGAAAGCGACTGGCAGAACGGCGCCAAGGCGGCCTGGGCGGACTACCTAGACAGCGCGCGGAACGTCGCCGGCATGACCCAGGATCTGTTCAGCAACGGTTTCCGCTCGATGGAGGATGCCGTGGTGCAGTTCGCCATGACCGGCAAGCTGTCCTTCGCTGACTTCACGCGCAGCGTACTGGCTGATATGGCCCGGATCGCTGCCCGCCAAGCAGCCACTGGCATGCTCAGTAGCGTGGTTGGGCTGGGCATGTCCGCCGCCGGCAGTTACTTCGGCGGCGGTGCATCCGCCTCAGCAGGGGCTACCCAGGCGGGCTACACCGGAACCGACTTCAGCAACTGGGCGGCAGCTCAGGCCAAGGGCGGTGCCTGGGCGTCGGGCGCCCAGTTTTTTGCCAAGGGCGGTGCCTTCACGAATTCGGTTGTGTCCCAGCCGACGGCGTTCGGCATGGCCGGCGGCAAGGCGGGCGTGATGGGTGAGGCCGGCCCTGAAGCGATTGTTCCGCTGGCGCGTGCTGCTGATGGTTCATTGGGAGTTCGCAGCCTTGGGGCTGGAGGCAGCATGACGACAATGCAAATCTCCTCTCCGGTCTCCATCACGATGGATGACCGCAGCTCGGAAGGCATGGAACTCGACCAGCAGGCGCTGGCCGCCAACATGCAGCGGGAGATAAAGGCAACTGCTGAACGTGTCGTCGCTGATAGCTGGCGTCCGGGCGGGGTGAGCTATCGAAATGCGCAGGGGAGAGGTTGATGGCGATCGAAACATTCACCTGGAACACCGAAGCCGGGGCGGATGGTGATGTCGCTTTCCGCCAGCGCTCGACTCAGTTTGGTGACGGTTACCGCCAGGTAGCGGGCGACGGCCTGAACAGCGAGAGTCAGTCCTGGCCGATCTCCCATGTGTCGATGAAGCCGATCGCGCTGGAAGTAGCGGCGTTCCTGCGTAGGCATGCCAACGGCAAGGCCTTCCTCTGGACGCCGCCACTTGGTGTACTGGGGCTCTACACCTGCTCCGGATTCAAGCCGGTGAACGTGGGCGGCAAGGTCTGGCGTATCACCGCAACCTTTGAAACGGCATATCACCCATGAGCCTCAATCACAGTGTGCAGACCCTGGAGCCGGGCAGCGAAATTACCCTGTTCGAGCTGGACGGCACTGAATACGGCGCCGACGTGCTGCGCTTTCATGGCCATGCTATCCCGCACACGGCTGGAGAACTTACAGCCGCTGGCGCCGCCGCTGACCAGCTGCCCGCCAAATCGATCTGGTGGCAGGGCAATGAGTACCACGCTTGGCCGGTGCAACTGGAGGGAGTTGAGGCGAATAGCGACGGTACCGCCGTGCGACCGACGTTCTCCGCCGGCAACATTGGCGGCAGGCTGACGGCGCTATGCCTGGCTTTCGATGACCTCGCCGACTTCCGGCTGATCGAGCGCAAGACCCTCGCCCAGTACCTGGATGCGATCAACTTCCCGGAGGGTAACCCGGATGCCGACCCGACCCAGGAAGCTCTGGAGATCTGGTACTTCGACCAGAAGGCCAGCGAGGATGGCGAACTGGTGTCTTGGGAGCTGGCCAGCCCGGGCGACGTCGGCGGAGAGTCGATCGGTCGACAGATGACGACCCTTTGCCACTGGGCGATGACGGGCGGCTACCGCGGGCCGAACTGCGGCTACACCGGCCCGTACGTGGATATCGACGGTAAGCCCACGGATGACCCCGAGCGCGACGAGTGCGACGGTTGCCTGGGCAC